AGTTAAATGTTGCGCTCATAGTGCGTCTCCTTGTGATGCTTCAAAGGCTGCGATGACTTCTGCCGTGTGAACCGCTGCACAAATCGCTTGGACTTCTGCTGACTCGCCGCTGTAGTCCTGACCAGCCGTGATGACGTGACGATGGTAGCCAGAGGATAGCTCGACGCCGTCTTCTAGGACTTTGGTGCAGGTTCGTACTTGTACATGCTTGTACTCGCCTACGATTTCTATCTTGTCTTCTGTTACTACTTTTTCTAAAGCCATTGTGTTTCTCCTGTCTGTGCCTAGAATCCACTAGGCGTATGGTTGTTATTCGGTTGTTTCGTAAGAACCTGAAAAAGTTAAAGTGTAGGTAGCCCCAGCCCCAAGATCATCCGCTAAATTATTTGCGTCTTCAGGTGTTGATAATAAAGCAACTGAGCTAGTTAACAGCATACATAGCGTTCCAACAGAAGCTGTCCCAGCAAAACCGCTTTGTCTAACTGGCGCAGTGGCGTTGCCGCCGATTACCGAAAAAGGCAGCCCAGAGATTCCTATATTGTCATTTGCATAAGAGCCGCTGTTACTGGTTCCCCCTTTTAAAGTACACCATACAGTTACGGTGTTACCGATTTTGGTATAGTGCCCTGTTTGTTCGGTGTAAGTGCGAGTTACTCCCGTTGCGTTTTGATAGTACAGCGTTGGAGTCCAAGTCCCCTCCTCATAGTCATCCAGCGTATTAGCCGCAGCATAAACACCTGCCGCTGTGCCTAGCGTTACACCTGCGGGGATAATGGCATGACCGCTGGCATCGATGCGCATACGTTCTGTTGGAGTTGCGGAGGTTCCTGAAACTGCAATAATAAAATCATGATCGTTAAGTGCGCTTTGTGCCTCTGCGACTAATGCGACACCTCTTAAACTTCCGTCTACCCCGCCAATTAAAATTCCCTGTGAGGCTCCTGTCGTGTATGTCGTATTTCCTGTAAATTTAGCAACATAAGTCCCATTTGCTAATACGTTTGCCACAGTACCTTGAGCTTCTACGGCATCAATACGATTGTTAGGACTCGTTGTGCCGATTCCCACGGAGCCATCTGGCATAATCGTCATGCGAGTCTCTGGCTCAGTTGCTCCGTTTCTTGTGCCAAACTCTAGCTTAGAAGTTCTGTCGCCTGTAGCATCCCATGCTTGTGTCTTTGTCGCTTTAATAAATGCTGAGTCAGTTACCGAAGGAGAATAAGAACGATAGTGCTGGAACATAATTTCTGAACTGTCACCCGCAGCATCTGTCGTATAGCTGTTGGCAAGAGTTAAAATTGTTGAGTCTGCCGAAGAAGAATCATCCGCCGTGACCGTACCCGTCACCGAAACTCCAGAGGCTGAGGTGGCTATTTTCTGTGAGTTAGCGTGGTAAAGAGATGTTGCTCCATCACCTACAACAACGATACCGTTTTCATTCCCATTGACCCTAAAGTTTAAGTCATCAGCCGCCCTAACAATAACATCGTCTCCGGGGCTTGTGGCTTGTATAACAAGGTCTGTGCCCGTTGTATTGTGAGATATATAGCTAGTATCACCATCATGATAAATCTGTAGGTCGCTGTCAGCGCCGAAGATGGCTTTGTTGTTATCTCCGAACGTCATATTGCCGTCAACGTCTACGGCGTCTAAATTAGTAGTACCAACTAAAGTAGTAGTACCCGTAACGATTAAGCTGTCAGCACTTTCGTCCCACAATAGGCTTTTACCTGCGGTAGCACCAAAGAATTTAACGTCGTAACCCGTGTCGTCTACACCTACTGTTACTGCTCCGTCTGCTTGTACAGTACCATTAATGTCTAAGTTTGTAAATACTGAAGTCCCAGTAAACGTGGGAGCTGCAGAGTCTGCTTTGGTTGCAATTGCTGTTGAAATGTTGTCGAACTCAGTTTCAAACTCAGTTCCTTTAATAATTTTGCCGCTGTCACCTGAAGGTAAAGTATCCTTTGCGGCAAAGTCAACGGTTTTGGTGTAATTACTCATGGTCTATCCTCTGATATTGACTACTATGCTGCCCGAGGTGTGAGAGGGCTAAAAAAGAAAAAAGGGGCCTGTGAAGACCCCCTTAGAGTTCTTAGGCAGAAGGAACTGCAAGAACGAAACCAGCTTCAGGACGGTATACTTCAACACCGTACAGGCAGTCAGCCGTGAACAGAGTTGACAAGTATTCCTGCTTGTACTGGGTTTGTGAACGTACTGACAACTGCTCTGCGAGAACAATAGCGTCTCGATGAAAGAGCATAGCAGCACGAGTGTCTACAGTAGCTGCGGCGTTTTCAGCAGCAGTTTCGATAGTTGCACAGTTTGCAGAGACATATACGTCAACGCCGTACAAGTTACCGATTAAGCCAGACTCAACACCACGACCACCTACGAAGTCAGAAGACACGTATCGGTCAATCCCCATGATAGCATTTCGAGTAGCAGGAGGAATAACAAGTACTCGATTTTCCATCGGTACGTTATTGTCGTCCATCTTCTGAATCATGTCACGGAAGAAAGCATCAGTAAAGTCGTCACCAGAAACTAAGGTGTCGTCAGTGTACTGAGTCGTAGCGCCGTTGTCGTTGAAGAAACAGCCAGTGTGCTGATAGTCAGTAGGAGCTGCGCCAAACACAACTGCACCACCGTTGCCGAAACCAGTACCACAAGAGTGGAGGTCGCTGTCGATCTTAGTAGCCAAAGCGTAACCAGCGTCTTCAGTGTAAAACTGACGGAGGCTGTTTAAAGCTTGGACTTCAACGATGTCTTCGATGAGACGTGAGTACTCAAAGTGACGATCGATGTCAACAGTCAGTTCGCCTTCAGTGTTAGCAATGATAGTAACTGCAGTATCAGCAGACTTAACATTTGCGTTACCACGGATGGGCTTAGGAATGTGAAGTTTGTCACCTTTCTTGCCATTCATGCTAATCTTTTTAACAAGAGGGGCCATTTTCAGGTTTTTTTGGTAAGCAGCGATGATCTCGTCACTCCAGATTTCTGGAATAAAAGTACCTGCTGCGACTTTGTTTACAATGGAACCTCCACCAACGGTTCCGGGATAAGCTTCGATAGCCATGTCAATCTCCTTTTAGATTATTTGACTCGACCCTCCGCGTATGCTTTCAGTATCTCTTCTGATAAAGCTTGGTAACGCTCTGGGTCTGTTTTCATTAGTTTAATAATGTCGGCCCTGCGATATACTTTTCTACGACTTACTTCAGAACTACCCTGTGCTCCGCCTGTGTTAGCTGCCTTAAGTTGTTGCTTACGTGCTTGTTTCTCAACTTGCACTGTCTGCTCCGCTACTGTCTTACGCTCCTTCCAGAGTGAAAACAGTTCGTCTGCAGCATCAGCATTGTACTGTTGGTCAGCTTCTACAAACAACTGAGTCCTAATCTTTGAAGCCTTAATCCAATCAGCAAACTTAGGGTCCTTAAGGATATCCTGCATTTCTGGGTGTTTGCCATTAAGCAAGGCCAGAGACGCTTGTTTTTTGTACTGAGTGGAGTACTCTTGTGCTTCTCTAATTTTAGGGTGGTTCTCAATAGCACGATTAACGGCTGCTTGAGGGTCTGTAAAATAGTCTATATCGTCTTCAGGCTCAACGTATTGTTGAGGTGCTTGTTGTTGTGGTTGACTTGTAATAAAGTCATCTACAACCTTACGAAGTTCCCCTACTTCTGAGGACTGACGACCTAAAAGCTTCTCAGCTTCTTGGTGCATCTGCACTACTTCTTCTAAGGACTTATTTTGGTACTTATCAGGTACTGTAGGGTTTTGTTGAGGTTGTTCAACTTCTTCTTGTAGTTGAGTCTCTACGGGTTCTTCGTTTTCTAGGGTATCTGCAGTTTCCTCTTCAGGCTGCATATCCACCAGTGTTGCTCTAGACATAATTAAACTCCGTGAACTTAGTCATTATGGAGATTGAGTTTTTTTGCCTGCTTGTTCGTGTTCTTTTACCCACTTCATGTGTCTACCGGGGAAGTCCCCAGTGTGTCCATCAAGTATAAAAGCCGGGGCAGACACCATTTTTGTAGCACTAGCACCGCAATTGCACCTACTCTCAGCAGTGCTAGAGGCTACGAACTTTTCGTATACGTGTCCATTTTCACAACGGAAGTCGTATACTTTAATCATCTACTTCTTCTTCTTCTGCTTGTTCTCTAGCTACTGTAATTGTTGCTTCTAAGTTAATTACAGAAGCTAAAGCAGCAACTTGGCCTTTGCGAAAGAAGAGATCTTCGGTATCTTTAACTGACTGAATGTCAGCTAATTTAGTTGCATTTGAGGATAGCTCTTGAACGAGTTGTTTGAAACCTTCGTGATTGAAGAGTTTGTTGTAGTTGTCAAAGTAAGTTTCAAGCTCGGGTGTCATAAGTTTCCTTTAGTTAATACTACAGTTATAGTATAGCATATTTTTAGGTTAAAGTCAAGAAGTATTTAGTAGCCCTTTTTCATTGGCTTCTTCTTCTTTTTAGCTGCTTTCTTAGCCGCTGCAACTCCAGTTTTGGTGTACGGGTACTTAACTCCTGCTACTTTAGGCATTACTTCTTTCTCCCTTTGGTTGTTTTGGCTGCTTGTTTGAAGGCTTTTGCGCTGGGGGCACCTTTGGAACCCGGTTTACGCATCTTCTCCTTACTACCCGCAGCGATTCGTTTGCGTTTTGCGTGGATATTATCATATAGACCTGCCACTACCATTTCTCCTTGTTGGCCCAATAAGCCGCTGACATCTTACCTTTTGCAATATTCTTTGCATGGCGAGCCTTAAATGATTTGCGTCTGGCTTTGTCTTTCTCAGACTTAGGGGCTGCACCCGCACCGCTAACTCCTTGTTGTCCAAACCTAATGGTTTTAATCTCGTCACCTTCTTTGGCAACTACTACGTGCGACTTAGTAGGATGACTAGGAGTCCTCTTTGGTTTGTTGAACCCGCTTACTCCCGCCCTTGTTAGTCTTGGGTCCTTCTCCTTTGCCATTGGAAAGCTCCTCTACTTTTAGTTCTAAGTTTTTAATTTGTTGCCACTTGTCTTCAAATTGTTTGTCAATGTGTTTTAGGAGAACACTTAGTTCTTTGTCCGTTAGCATGATTATCCTCTTGGTTGTTAAATTGCAAGCCACTCCTCAAAGTCTCTTACGTACATAAGATGTGCTGTGGCGTGTTGTGTGTTAAAAGTTAAGGTTGATCCCCCAAACTCATCGATGTTAAATTGGGCTATGTTGTACAGAGCAGCACTATATATCCTAATGTCCCCAGTAATGTTTACCGTATTAGCCGTAGCTAAGTACATGACGACTGTTTCTCTGTCTTTAGGGGCTGGATTTAAAATAATGTCTACGTCTGCAGCACACCTAAGAATCTCTGTTCCAGACGTAGTGTGGTCTGAAGTTAAGGTATAAGGAGTAGCAGTAGCTAGGTCTGCTCTTGATTGAGGTACATAGCTCATTATATTGCCAACCACTCTTTAAATTCTTGGATGTACACTAGGTGTATCGTGGTGTCGTCTTGTTCTACAATAATACTACCAAGTCCAAATTCATCTACGTTGTACTGGGCTATGTCGTAGTAAGACATGTTGACAATGTTAATCTCACCTACGATGTCAATCCTGTCATCAGTACGACAATTGATGATAACGGTCTCTCGGTTCTGCGGGTGCTCTCTTAAGTGGACCACGACACCAGAAGTAACCTTTAGGATCTCAGAGCCGCCTGTGGTGTGGTTACTCGTGATAATCTTAGCCGTAGCGTTCTTAAGGTCAGCACGACTAGCCATACTACCCATAGAGATGTTGTAGACATTGGGTGCCTGAGCTTCGTTAAGCTCCTTCACGGCCCCTGCGTCTACCTCTTCACCGTTAGTCAAAGTAAGGACCAAATGGCCGTCAAAGTCCACTGAGGCGTCTTGTACCCCTACTCCTTCTTTGCCTTCTTCTCCGTCCTTCCCGTCTTTACCGTCCTTGCCGTCTTTGCCCTGCTTTCCTTCAGGTCCAGTGTCCCCTTTGGGGCCTACGTCACCTTTAGGGCCAGCAACACCAGCAGGGCCAGTGTCGCCTTTCATGGCTTTGACTTTGCTTACACGGTCCTCAAGTTTTTTCATGAGGCCGCTAAACTTGTCGTCAAGAGCGAGGAGTAGTACTCTAACGTCCATCAGAGGTCAACCGTGACATGAGTTGTTGCTCAAGTTCAGACGACTCCTTCTCCTTAATTTCTTTGGCTGATTGGCTGCTCTTTTGCATCTCAAGCTGTCTTTCCTTAAGGAGCATGTCTGCAACTTTAAGTCTACGCTCAAACTCTTTGTCGTCTTCCGTTCCTTTGCGTATGTTTGTGGTGACTGCTTTGATACGGTCAATCTCAAGCTCCGAAGGCATAAGCTGTGTTTCCATAGCCATTTTCTGTGCTCTTGACTGAGACTCAGCAGCCTGACTAGCCAAAGCTGCAGTCTGTGACTTCTGGAACTCAACCTGTGCCATTTGTGCTGCCTGAGCCATTTGCTGTGCTTCTGGGTTAGGCTCCATAGCCTTCTGAAGAGCTGCACCAAGTTCTTCTCGGTTAGACAAGTTCATGTTGTCAATGATAGACTGAATCAGTGTGTTGTACAGAGGAGAGCCTTTTTCCATAGTCTGTAGCAGTTGTACAAGCTGAGTCACTTCGTACTCTCTAGCAATGATACCCAGAGTACTACTTGCGTTAAACTTGTAGTCAGCAACAGGGTAGTTCTCAGGATCAAACTGCATGTAACGATAGGCTGCTTTCTTTACAAAAGGGATCAAAAAAGACTGCTGGAAGTTAATGAGTGTGCGCTTATGGCGTTTAATAATAGCGCCAAGAGACATACTAATACCAGCAGCCGTAGCTTCTCCGTTAACTGAACCCGCGATTCCAGCAGAGTCAACCGCACCAGTAGCCTGTTGTACCATCTGCTGTAGAGCAGACGCCTGAGCAAAGGTAATTTGACTAACTTGTCCAAAGTTAAACGGCTGTAAAATTTCACGTGGATCTCCGTTTGTTAAAATCATTTTACCGGGACGTACTTCCGGTTTAGCTCCACGTGGTAGCCTAGTAGCGTCCACAGCCAGCATAGGATGAATCGTGAGGCTTAGAGCGTCAATCCTAGCTCGTAACTCAGCGTCCAAAGCCTTCTGAGAGTTGTAACCTTTTTCACACACGCCTCGACCCCAGAACCTTCCGGGTACTACGTCCCAAGGGAAAGCAACAATGGGTCTGTCCTGCATCATGTAAGGGTTAGCCTCAGCTTTCAACAAGATGCCACCATTGGCAATTACTACAACTGCCTCTACGTACCTTGACTCTCGTTTTGACTCTGAGTCTTCAGTCACTTCTACTATTTCTTCTTCTTCTTCGTTTTCGTCAGCCATAGCAGACTCAAGAAGCTCTCTAGGGACTAAACCGTAGTACTTAGTGAGACGAACTTTGTCGTCGTTGTACACAGAGTAAAGCTGGTCTGGTTCCAATTCTGAGTCAGTAGCAGCAGGACCTACGTAAACATCACGGTAAACACCCTGTTCCTGTAGAAGCTCAACCTGATGTAGACTTACGAACTCATCTACTGCTACTCCTAAAGCGTCTTCAACACTGGTAGCCACAGGGTCAATTAAGAAGTTCTGAGGGAGTACAGGCTTGAGTTTTACTTTGACTCTTTCTGTAATGTTGACTCCAACTGCCTGTAAGTCACCACCCATGATGGGCTGAGTTGCAGGAGCCATTTCCTTCATTTCTTCGATGATAATCTCACCCATAGCAGTACCGTAGACAGCAGCGTTGATTAGACACTCTGCTACTGCTTTACGGACCTTACAGTCCTCGAAGTCTTCTGTCAACTTGTTTCTCAGGAACATCACGTCTTGACGCTCTGAGTCACCCACGTTGTCGGACACGTCGAACCACTTGCCTCGACCAAAGGTAGCTTCCTCTAGCTCTGCTACGTTTGACTCAACAGCTTGTTGAAGCGCAGGAGAAATAATACGACTTCTCTCTGACTTACGTTCTGAGTCTGCTGGGTCCCAGATTCCTCTCCAGAGTCTGTAGTACTCATCAAAGCGTTCTTCGTAGTTAGACTGGTAGTTGTCACGCCAATCTTCACATTTGGTTATAACCCAGCTTTCAATGGATTCTTCCATCATAAGGGGATCTGGTTCAAATAAGTCACTCATAGTTTGGTTCCCTAGTATCCTGAGACTACGTCTAAAATTTCATGGTCATCAATTTCGTATTCGTAGTCATAAACTACGTTTGCAAGCTGGTCAATGTAAGCTAAAGCATCAACTAAGTCGTCGTGAGTTAGTGGGTCAGGGAACTGAAACAGTTGGTCTAAGAACCTAGAGTTCCACTCCCCTTTATTCAGAGTTACAAATCCGTTTTCAAAGCGTCCCTGAAGCGCCCACATGACCCTGTCAGTCTTCTTCTTGTTACCGTGACTAAGTTCCTCGACTCTGAAGAACGTCCCGTGTCGCTTCTGTAGGTCCAGCAGAGGAGACATTACTGCTTGCTTTGCAATGCCCTTCTCAATGCCTACACTGAGTGGCTCGTAGTCTCTTACAGCTTGAAATATCTTAACTGCTGTTTCGTCGAGAGTCCAACGACCGTATATAATGTTTTCTACGTACCACCCATTTGGATTTACTTTTACTACAACAATAGCTGTTTCGTCTAGCTTAGTGTTCTTAGTTCTCTTTTTGTTGACTTCTTCAAAACCTGCTAAGTCAACTGCTATGTAGTAGTCCCCTTCTCCTGAGCTTTCTGTGTCAAACTTTACCCAGTCCTCTTTAAACATTTCTGACCCACGAGCTTCAAATGACGCCATAAATTCCTGACGAAACGCATAGCTCGACATAGATTTCTTAGCGGTGTCAATTTCATTTGGGTCCAAGATTGGGTTGTCATAGGAAGTAAAGTGCCACGCTTTGTAAGTCTCGTCGTCACCTAGCTCTGCGTACTTATACAGTTCGTAGAAGTGGTTGCGACCCATAGGTGTTCCTATGAACATCGCACAGCCCTTCTGGTCAGCCAAGGCAGGTCTTAGGATCTGCTCAAATACGTCAGGCTTCATGTCTGCGTACTCGTCCAACACTAGGAACTTAAGGCTGACACCACGCATTGTCTCTGGTCTGTCGGCCCCTTTGAGGCTTATGGTTGCACCGTTGACTAACTTAATCTGTAAGTTGTTAATGTGGCTACCTGAGATGACAGGGTTCCCTAGTTCCAACAAGGTCTGCCACATGATGTCACGTGCCTGTCCCTGTGTTGGCGCTACGTAGAACACGTGGCCCCTCTCGGCCTGCAAAGCGTTTACAATAAGCATCCATGCTGCAAGCCTAGACTTCCCTGTACGTCTACCTGCTGCTACAATCTTAAATCTAGTGTTGTCTGCCCAGACATCTTGTTGCCACGGCAGTAGCTCAATGTCAAGATCCATCAAAAGTTCAGTCTAGGGTTTGTAGGGACTAACTCAAAAGAAATAATACTGGAAAATGTAGAACCAGCTTCAGGAGTAATGTTGATCTTGTCTCCTTCCTTGAGTACTACCCAAGCTCCTGCTTCACCACCAAAGGTTAAGAAGTCTCCCGCAGAGACACTCTTGCCACCTACAAAGTCAATGTTAGCAGCACCGTGGACCCAACGTGCATCAAAGTCCTTACTACTCCCTCCTACATTAGAAACAAACAAATAAGAAACTACTGCGTCGTAACCAGAGGGAGCCTCTAGGATAGTGTTGGAGGAGCCAGCAGTCAACTCATGACCATGTGAAAACTTCATTAGTAAACCCACATTACAGGGGTAGTACCACGTGTGTCCACATGGACGAATGTTTTGGCAATGCCTATGCCCGTGAAGCCCTTTTCAAGAGCTTGTTGCACGAGGACAATACGTTGAGCTGAGTTAGTAATTTGGATGTCTACTGCAATGCCTTGGGCATGGGTCCCCGGAACATCCTTGGCAGCTTCAATAGGATGTTCTATGGGGTGTCTATAACCGCTTGTTATGACAAACGGGAACCCACACCCAGCACGTAAACGATCAAGCTTCTGTAGGAACTCCGGTTCCATCTTGTTTTCACCAGTGACTTGGCAGTTGAACTCGTCTAATGTAAAGTACTTAAGACTCATCTACTACTTCTCCTTCGATAACATCACTGGGATCGCTTACGTCTACAGTACCAACACCAGTAATGTTGATCTGTATGGCGTTTCTACCACCGTCCTTCACTACTTCTCGCTCAAATGCACCTACAGGTAGCATACGGTCCATAATTAGCTTCCAAGCAGAAGCCTGATTCTTATGGTCGTTGTCCAAGGCAGCATCAAAAATAGTCTCAAGGACCTTTTTAGACTTAGGGGAAGCCAACATACGAGATTTGTACTCGTTGATTATAGCGGCGTCACCCTTGGGTCTACCCACTTTACCCTTGTTACCGGGTTTTACAGCGGCTAACTCTGACTTACGGGGTCTGCCACGACCTCTTTTTTTAACTTCGGAAAGTTCAGTGGTCATAACACAAATTGTCCCTAATTACAACAATAGTATAACATAAGTCTTCACATAAGTCAAGCTATTTATGGCTTAGTAGTGGCAGTAGTAGTAACACGAGT